TATCAATTAGTTTTTTTTGTGTTGGATCCAACAATGTGTAACGCACCTCAGTTGGTGCAACCAACGCCCCATTGCGGTAAATGGGCAATTGGGATAATTGCGATTTACCACGCTCTAATAATTCGGGTACTTTGATTTGTGGGGCGTATGGGATATCACTCATTAGATCACCTGTTTGTACAACTCAATGCCATTAGTTTTGTAATCATTTACAAATTGGCGCATTGCCACCAATTGTGCGTTTAAATCATCAATCCGTTGTTTTATTTCCGGCAAATGTTGTTGGCGAATCAAACGATCCGGCCGCTTTTCAAAATCACGGATCAACAATTGCCAAAATTGCGGCTCTATGTGGCCCAACTCACCATTTGCCAACAACGTTACACACCATTTGTTGTAATCATTGCGATCGAATGTTTTGATCATGCGGTTAGCCAATACTCGAATATCTGTAAATCTATCGGCAAAATACTGGCCACCACGTGCGGGGTAAGCTCGTATGTAATCGTGCCGTTTTGGATCCAAATAGATCCAACCCTCACGTTGCAATTGCCCAATACGGTTGGATACATCTCCAATCTCACCACGGATTTGCCGCACACCGTTTACGCCGGGCCGTATTGTTTCAAACTCAACATTGGGTACAAACACACCAACGGTGGTTGTTTCTTCTTTATCTTTTGCTTTTCCAACGCCTTTTACCGTTTTGGTAACCTCAAATGTTTGCCATACCCAATTGGCCGGCCACCATTTTGCAAACATGGGGTAATTTGGCCGTGTTGGTAATACCATTTGCGCGTTGTGGGTGCTTTGTGGTGCCCACGGTTGTGCCTCTGTTTTGTAATTCATTGTGATACCTCGTTATGTTTGTATGTTGCATGTTAAATGGGTGGCCACCAATTGGCAACCACCCAAACAACATAACAACAATTAGAAATTAATCGTTTAGGCTCAACAGTTTAACACCGCGATCTGAGTCTACCACGCCCATACCCAGATAACAGTGGCCAACTATCGATGTCAATGCGCGAGTTGCATCTCGATCCATTTCGATCAAAACATCGCCCATATCCATTGATTCAGCAGCACCAACCAACGCGGCCGGTTTACCAGTTGCAAAGCCAATTGCACCGGGGGCCCACAATGCGCCAACGTGGTTACCGGCACTATCTGTAATGTGTGATGATGTATAAATATCAACGCCTAAATATGAGCCTTTATATCCTGGCCCTTTTGCGCTCATGGCCTCATATGATGCCGGTGCAAATGCCAACGCGTTGTTTGTTTCGCTACGGATATCCGCTTGCAAATCTTGCCATTGTTCAGGATGCAACAACGCAACGTATGGCCCTGGTGCACCTTTACCGGATGATGCCAACTCGAGTTGTTGGAATGCTAGAATAAAATCATCAACAGTTAGCGCGCCGGCTTGTGTAACTGATGCAGTAAATCCGGCAACGGTTGCGCCTGTTAATTCAGCAAACAACAACTCATATGATTTACTGATTGATTCCGCAATACGAAATGGATCAATGTCAGATCCGCCAATTCCTGTCATAGAGGCAAGATCGGTAATTTTGTACATTAGGGCATTTCTTTTTACAACGATATCGGCGTGGCCATCGGTAAGAGATGTTTCACCCACTGCGGTATCTTCCTGGAATGATCCGGATGCGCCTGTAAATGCTTGAAAAGAATCGTAACCATCAAGGCCCGCTTTTCTAACTCGGATTGTGTCTGATCCGTTTCCATTTATAGATCCTACAAAATCCAAAAATGGTGTGTTGCGCAAATTGCGTGCATCGGTAATTAATAATTTAATTTCCTGGCTGATCATCTGTTGTAAACGTAGATCGGCAACCAGTGAATGATTGGTAATATTCGCCATGGTAAACCCCAATGGTGTAAATGTTTGTGTTTGTGTGGTGTTTAAATGGGTTTTACTGCTTTTGCGGGTGCGACCCTACCCACAAGTATTGTACAACGCATTTGCGTTGTTGGCAACCCAAAAAAAAACCCTCATGTGAATGAGGGAAAACAACCGAGGCAAATTGTTTTTTTAGGAGAGAATCAAATTACAATGATACTACAATTTCAGCATTGGATACATTTACAACGCTTTTTACTTTAACGTTGTTTGCATCAACCAATTGTACATCCAGTTGAATCAAGTTTCCACTTACATCGTATGCGGATACATGTACAATTTTCTCGCCCAATTGGTGGTTGAGTGTTGCAAATGTATTGGCGGTTAATGATTGCGGTGCAAACGTTTTACGGAATGAACTCAGGGCAACCAACATATCACCGGTTGATCCGTTGTATGATAGCATGTTTCCAGCTGCTGGATCGGCTTGTACTGATCCACGGGCTCGAGCTTGCGTAAACCATTGATTGGTTGCGCCGCCCAATTCCTGGATATCATCAGTATCCGCATCCAATGCAATTTGGCCCGTTAGGTTATTGTATGCCAATCCATCCGTATCAACTGATATCGCTAATCTAGATCTTGCATCAGTAAAATACAAATTGCCGTTTTCTGATACCATTGATGTATCGGCCGCCAATGTGTACACACCGTTTGCATACGATAGCCCGGTTCCAGCACTGAATTCAGCGAATACATCCGATAACTCAACAGACAAAACACCGGTTGAATTATTGTATTGCAATAATTGAACATCCGGCCCCGCAACACTCGCCAACGAGATTGCGCCGCGTGATCTTGCATCCGTGTAAAATAGGTTGGTTTCTTCAGTAATATCATCACTACCAACTGCCAATGTAATTACACCGGTTGCGTTGTTGTAACTGATACCCGATCCGGCAACACTAATGGATCCGCGTGATCTTGCATCCGTGTGGTATAGGTTGCTCGATCCCTCGCTGATACCGTCCGTATCAACATTTAGGGAAAAAGTACCATTTGCGTTGTCGTATGCAAGGCCCGATCCCGCTGCGAAAAATCCGCGGATCTCACCTTGATCAGCTGTAAATACACCGGTTACACTGTTGTAATCGATCCCACTGGATGCACTCAACGCCCCGCGAACCTCAGCATCAGTTACATCGGCTCCCTCAATTTCGGTAAAATCGGTTGCATCACCGGCCGATCCGCCATTGTGGATCCATGTTTCAGTACGGCCCGATACGCCTGTGAGTACGATAATATCGCCCTCTTGCTTTTCGTCGCCATTACTGTAATTGCTTGTAACCCACGCGCCAATTGATGCGGCTACTGTATCAACGGCAACATCTGTAATTGTGAGTGGCTTTAACTTTAGTTGTTGTTCACCATTTACGGTTACCAATTCCGCATAGCTTGCACTATCGGTGGCGATTCCAACAATAGCGTTGGCCTCTAAATATTGTTTGGTTACGGCGTGATCATCGGCGGTTATTGCGCCCTCGATAGATACCTGGCCTTTAAATACATTTTGTGGGCTAAAAAATTCCATGATATGGGATCCTGTTTGGTTTTGTTAACAATAGGTGTGCCACGTGACACACGTGTATATTAACTGTAATAAACCGTGCCCGTTACTGCATTTAGGAATGTTACAACCATACGTGTTGTTGTGGTGTGTTCAACATCGGCAAACACAATGTAATCATTGATAATTACATAAACGTGCGGCGTGTATCCCAAATTGTGATCAATAACAACGGTTGTGGCATTTGTGAATTGGTGTTCAAATGGCGGTTGTGTTGTAAATAATGCGTTGGCCATTTCTATACCTCATCTTCAAACGATACAATTACATTGCCGCTACTGGATGCCATCGCCACATAAATGTATGTTGGCCTATCTTTACCACGCCCCAGGTTTTGTTCAACCATGCCGTAATTGGTAACAAATAAATGATGATCAACCATTACACCGTTATCCTCACCCTCATACGCAAAATATACAATGCCGCTTTTGGTGGCGATCGTTACTTTACGCGCACGGTTTGGCATTTTGATTTGTGTATTGTTGGTGGTGGCCGGTATGCTGCGAATATATGGGAATGTATTAACGGTGGAATAATCAACCATTTTGGGTGCCTCGGGTTTTGGGTTTACTTTATGTTGTGTAAATCAACTGTTGTTTGATATGTGGCCTATCGGTTAAACCATGCCTTGCGAGCTGCATCACGGTTGGCCCTGTATACCTCTAGATCCGCCGTGGCCAGATTTTTCAAAATGTCGCCGGCTTGTGTGGGTGCGGGTTGTGCACCT